CCACGAACACATGGCATAAACACACTATCATATATGTTTATTTCTTGATAAATTCCCGTAATATTTACGCTACCCAATTTGGTGATAAGTGTTAAGTCCTTTATCTTGAATTGAGTTGCTTGTGTTAGATTAAGACTCATGGAGTAAATACAGCTTTCAATTCTTGCTCAAGAGCATAAGCAAATTCAGGTTTTAAAATTTTAATTTGCCTTTTACTTTCATTTTCATCAATTTCATATGTATAATATGATATCGATTCTTTAGATGTATCAATTTTGATTTCATTACCATCACTAAGTATTTTATTAGTTGATGAAGTAACTACATTGGCATATGTATTAGCGTCAACACGAACTTTTTTTTCTGAAAAATCACCCGTTCTTATTGTTGTTCTTTTTTCAACAGAATAATAAGAATGTGTATTTTCTTGAGCCCACATCAAACCAGTTTGACCGGCAGCGGTATTTGCATTTGCGGTATACTTGTCATTGATGAATGTCGTTAATGTTCTATATTCCAAAGGCCAATCATATTGTGCATCAACAATATCATTCATCATTAAAACAATCCAATGGCGCTCTGGTGAATCATAGATTTTTGAAGCTATAATTTCTGGTGTGTCGCTTTCTTGAACACTATACTTCTCATAAATTGATGTATTATCTTTGAAAGATTGTTCAAACGAAAAGCGAGATATAATGTTAGTAACAAAATCAACACTTTGAGGAGTATTCTCTAAACTATAATAAGTTTTAGGAAATTTACTAAAATATTTTGCCATATATTAAGTTATCCTCTCAATGGATTTTTTGGTTGTGTAGGATCAACAGAAACTTGTTTGTCTACATTTTTTTGTCTAGAGGAACTCAACAAAGGACTGCCTTTAACAAGATATTCTGTTTCTTTAAATGATAAACTCAAACGAACACCAACAGGCATACCTGTTCTACCTATCGATGCAAAACTTTCACCTTCAACTTCATATGCAGCAAAACCTCCTGGTGCATAATCTACATCTAAACTGGTTAAAACGCAGGTTGAAATTCTTGGTATGTTTGGATTTTCTTGGCCATTATAGTAGAAAGAAATATCAAATTCAGAAGGTGGGTACAAAAAGAAACCACCACTATTTTTAACTAATTCAGGTGCTTGATGAAATCTTAATCTGTCAATAATAGCTTGAACTTGAACAGCTTCATTTTCAGACCTTGGAAACATCAAGAAATCAAATCTAAATGTTCTAAATTCTGGTGAAGAATATAATATTTCAAGCATTGGGTTTTGAACTTTACCACCTGTGCCGGCAGTAAACAAAATTTGGCCAACACCACCAGGTATTTGTTGAAATAGATAGTTAAACAAAAATGGAGAGAGATTTTTTGTAATCGCAGCTGCGTCAGCTTTGTTACCACTATTTTTATAAGTTTCAGTTGCAGAATTTAATGCTGAAAGTGCCGTCTGTGCCATACTTCCACCAGGAGCTATCTGTGAGTATGCTTGATTGTATGAAAAGTTTAGTTGACTTGGCATATAAAGAGCAACTGTATCAGTTATTCTTCGAATTGTTCTAATACCAATTTTTGCATCTACAGTGTTAGCTACTCCTTTGATAGTATCAAGTCCAGCACCAACAGTATTTTTAACACCTTCGGAAACAAAAGGAGAAAGAAAATTAAAAGCTTGTTTCAATGGAGCTCCAAGACTACTATCTAAAAAAGCATCGGTTGCTGCTTGGGCAAGTTTTGATGCATTAGCTAAACCTGCAGCCGTATCATAACCACCAAATTGTTCAGCAATTGATGCTTTATTTGCTAAAACGGAGGGTAAGACTGATTCAACTTTAGTACCAGGAAATGATGTATTAATCTGTTCATTAATGTTTATAAGTATATAATGGCCTTTATCGGCCGCACCCAAATCACTTGGATATTTAAACAAATTGGTATTGTATTTTGAATTCTCAGTCAAAACACTAGTTCCAGTGCGAGCACTAGTACCAAAACTGATGCCACCACCAAGAAGATTAAAAAGTCCCATTGAGATTCCTATAAAAGTTTACTAGATATTTATATGACATTCGGTAAGAAAACCTATAAGGGTCGGTTCCAACCCAAAAATCCAAAGAAATACAATGGTGATGCAGATAACATCATCTATCGTTCTACATGGGAAGTGCGTGTTATGAAGTGGCTGGATGAACATCCAAACGTGATTTGGTGGGCATCCGAAGAATTACCAATACCATATAAATCACCTTTGGACAATAGGATGCATCGCTATTTTCCAGACTTTATTGCTAAAATTAAACAGAAAGACGGTTCCGTAATGACTTATATTATTGAAGTGAAACCGTTTGAACAAACTAAAATGCCCATTCAAAAGAAGAAAACTCAACGATATATCCGTGAGGCTGCAACTTATGTTGTGAATCAAGAGAAGTGGAAAGCCGCAGATATCTTCTGTCAGGAACATGGTTGGAAATTCATGGTTATGACAGAGAAGGAGCTAGGTATCTAATTTCAAAGCGGACACCGATACTTATAAGAGAATATCAAATTTTGAAGGTAATAATGAAGTTTAATTTGTTGACATAAATAAAGAATGGCATATCTAATAGAACGAATAAAACAACAGCTTGCAAAGTCAGGTTATGAACCTAGGACTACTGCCGCAAGAGATTGGCTTAGGTCTAAGATTAAAGACTTGAAACCAACTCGCCAAGCGCTCCTAAACGACAAGGAACGACTTAAAACGAATACTATAATTGGACGTATGTATTTTTATTACTACGATCCAAAGTTAAAAGATGAGTTGCCATACTACGACAGGTTCCCATTGGTCATACCAATAGAACGATACCAAGATGGTTTTTTAGGGTTAAATTTACATTACATAAGCCCAAGGCAACGCATTGAACTTTTAGATGCCCTAAGTGATTTTGCGAACAATTCAAAATATGATGAAACAACAAGGTTTCGTTTAAGTTGGAATAAATTGAAAACTATTGGTAAATCATTTAAGGCAAAGCCATGTGTGAAAAGATATCTTTTTAAACACGTTGATAGTAGGTTTCTTGAAATTACCGCAGACGAATGGGATATTGCTGCATTACTGCCATTTCAAAATTTTCAAGGTGCAACAGCAAATAAAGTATATAACGATTCTAGGAACAAATTCTAATGCCATTTTCTCCACAATTATTTTTATCTAACATCAAAGCGAAAGATGGTTTAGCTAGACCAGCTAGGTTTGAAGTTGTTCTTCCTATACCTCCGTATATTAACAACTTTATTTCTCAATCATTCTTTGAAAAATTATTGAATTTACCTAACGTATTGATTGCTGACATTACAAACGCTGTGAATTCTGCTTTGGGTAATTCACCAGCAGCAGAACAATCAAAAACATCCAACGCATCACTCAGTAGATATTTGGCACTTCAATGTGAAGCTGCAGAATTTCCAGGTAAAACATTATTAACACAAGAAGGTAGTGTTTATGGTCCAACTTTTAAAGTACCATATCTAACACAATATGGCGACACCAATTTAACTTTTCTTTGTACCAATGAATTTTATGAAAGAAAATTATTTGAGAGATGGATAGAAGCTATTAATCCTTCAGATACAAACAATTTAAGATTTCCAAAAGGCTCTAAAAGTAGATACCTAACTAATATAAAAATAATTCAGTATGATGACTTCATCAAAAGAATTTTTGCAATTGAATTGATTGATGCCTTTCCTATTGGAATCGGACCACAAACTTTGAATTGGTCGGAAGATAATTTTCATAGATTGTCAGTTCAATTTGCCTATCAAAAATACAATGTTGTTTACGAAGGTAGTTACGATCTTGTTGCTGCTGCAACCGAATATTTTGGTGCCAAAGGTGCCAGAATATTCGATGATGTTGGTCGAGGTGTAAGCACTAGTATATCAAATGTTTTGAATAAAATATTTTAATTTAATGGAGATACAATATGTTACCGAAAATTGATGTGCCTGTTTTTAGTATTAATTTAATATCAACTGGCAAAGAAGTTAAGTTTAGACCATTTACGGTCAAAGAAGAAAAATTGTTTTTAATGGCTAACGAAAGTAGTGATTTAAAAACAATTATTGACACAACAAAACAAGTTCTGAATAATTGTATTATTTCAGAAGTTGATATTGATAAATTACCTGTGTTTGATATTGAATATTTGTTTTTGAATATTCGTGCAAGGTCTGTAAGTGAAGTTATCAACTTAAATTACAAATGTAATAATGATATTAAAAATGAAAAAGAAGAAGGTACACATAAGTGTGGTCATACCGTAAAAATTGATGTGAATATTTTGGATGTCAAACCAAAGAACGATAACAAACAAGAAACAAAAATTCAAATTACTGATAAAGTGGGTATAGTTATGAAATATCCAAATTTTGATACTGTGAAAAAATTTGAAATGGATGTTGAAGGTGTAAGCCAAAGCGATATCATTTTAAAAATGACTGTCGGATGCATTGAATACATTTATGATGATGACCAAATTTTCTATGCAAAAGATACTCCCGAAGAAGAACTTATTGATTTTATTGAGGGTATGCAAAGTAAAGATTTGGAGAAAATTAAAAATTTCTTTGACAATATGC